TGTTGGTGGATTAGGTGTAGGCAACGTGGTGTTGCCATAATGTCTACGACTTACGCACAATTAGATGACCCTGTTACGACAATATCTAAATTATTAGATACTAATTGGACAAGTGCAAGAACAGATAGTACAAAACCATCTATTGGTGATTCTTGGGATTTAAACAAAGTAAATTTGAAAAATACAGATGTAGTTAGATGTTATGAAGTAGCAGGCAATCACGATTTTTTAGGTTTAGGTAAAGGTTTAGACAAAGGAACTGTAAGAGTTTCTATAGATGTTGCAACTAAAGTAAGTAGGTCAAGACTTAGAAAATTATATTCTGAAATAGTTTCTATAATTAGAAATATTAGAGCTGGTGCCATAGTGCTTGATAATACAAGTGAATCTAATGGCACATATTCTGAGATAAAATTATTATCTCGCATAGACCAGAGCGACAAACAACGCCGCTGGTATCGTTACGTTCTCGATTGTGAAATCACAAGTTACGAGGCGGTGGTATAATGGTAAAACTAACACAAGATATACAGGCAGCATTTGAAGTAGAGTCTACATATGGAAATCCTCCAGACACAGACCTCTTCCACTTAGGTCTACTGGACACATTTGACCCAAGACAGGTAGAAATGAACATTACTCCTGTTCCTAGCATTGGGCAGTCAACTGATTCGCATCATGCAGCAGGTCCGATTGACGTTACGTTACCTTTAAAAGTAGCATGTCAAGGCAGTGGATGGCAAGAACTTCTTGGAAATGCTATTGGTAAAACTGACATTTACAGTGCTGTTGACGTTCCACACGCACTTACTACTGACCTTTATTCACATGCTATAGTTGCTAAAGATTTATCTAACAATCATTATACATTATGTACTGGAGTTGTAGCTAATGAAGCTACTCTAGCTGCAGATTATACTGCTGGAGGTTATATGACTTTAGAAACTGCATGTACTGCACTATATAGTGAAGATAGCGACACAGGAGATTTTACTTTTAATTTTGACGATACTTACAATTCAATAGCTTTTCCAAGCGCACCTGCTGCAGACCCGCTATTGCCTTCCAATTTAACATTAAGTTTTGGTGCAGACTCAGACCCTTTGTCTACATCAAGATTTGTAATTAAAGATGCAGACGCATTTAAAATTACAGAGCCTTCTGTATCTGGAAAATATGTTGAAGTTGGTGAAAGATACATGCGTTTCTTTACTGAAGATGATAATGCAGATGGAGAATATGTAACTGGCGATAATGATGCGATTGTAGCAACAGGAGTTATTGATTTAACACATACTAATGTAGATACATTGACTAAACTTAAAAGTGTTTTAAACACTGCGCACAGCGGTACACCTTTTGATTTTGGAACTAGTGCAGGCAGTCATCTTTCTGTTAACATGTTAAAAGGAATTTACAAGTTAGATGCAGGCAGTCAAATACTCATACCTGCAATCGCAGATTCAGAAGCTAATCTTACAGAATTTACAAATTTAAAAACAGTTTCTATGAAAATAGCAAACAATAATACGCCTATACCAGGTAAAAAAGATGGTATATGGTTACAAAATGCAAATATTGGCAGAGGTAAAGCAGATATAACATTAGATATTACAATGACTGCTGACAACGAAGACTTGTATGATTTATATACTCGTCAAGTTCCTTTGGCATTGGTTAGATTAGACTTTGGTACTGACGGCTCAATAGCACTTACAAATGGTACCATTACATCTTTCACAAGACCGTTAGCAGGCGGTGGTGAAGTCGTTGATACGTTAAGTATTAAGTTTAGAGGTAATGGAAACTATAGAAACTATAGTGCATTTGCAATCAGCGCTGATTTCACATTACAGTAGGTAGGTAAATGGTAAGCACAACAGGTCAATTAGACGCCCCACTAGTCGATATAGGACTAATTCAGAGAGAATATTGGGAAAGGAAAACTATTGAATTGCCAAGCCTTGCAAAATTCCAACAGAAAAAAGGAATTAAAGGTTGGTTTCAAAAAAAACAAGTACCAGTGTGCGTAATCCGTCGTTTATCTAACTCTGAGTGGGATTCTATAAATGAGCGTTTTGTCGATTTACGCACAGAATTAGCTGAAGACGCATATATCTTAAACGAAATTATGGCTAAGATGATGAATGATTTAAGAGATGTTACTCAAGATGAAAAGAAAATTTTAGCAGCAGCAACAACTAAAGCTATGCCAATTTACATAGCAATGTTAGAATTAATGATAGAGGAGCCTAAGATGCAATATGCTGATGTACAGGCCATGTTAGATGTGTGCGACCAACATGATAGAGATAATTTAATGGCGCAAGTAAATACATTGACATCTGAGAAAATGTCAGTAGCTCAAGCAGTTGCTAGTGAAAGAATGAAAGAAGTTAACGATTTACGCACAAATATGATGGGAGAAATGCGCCGTGGCAGATGAATATGTTATTAGTGTAGTTCTTGAAGGCAATGCAAGTAGTTTAAGCAACGCTACTGATAAAGGAACTCAAGGTCAAAAGAATTTAGAAAAAAGTACAACTGCTACTAACGTAGCATTACTTACACAATTAGCACGTTACCAGGCAATGACTGCTGCGTTAAATCAAACTATTGGCGGTATTAACAAGATAGCTACAGGTTTGGAAGCTGCGGGGTTTGAAGACTCTGCAGAATTTATTAGAAAAAATGTTAAATTTTTAGAAGGTATGGCTGGAGTTTTAGAATTAGTTGTAGTAGGTATGACGCTTTACACACTAAGACAAGCTTCTGCTGCTGTTGCAACAACTGCGTCAACCGCTGCAAATACTGGTTTTATAGCTTCTTTGTATGGTATTGGGGCGGGATTTACTGCAGCATTAGGTCCGATTGGTATTTTTTTAGTAGTCTTAGGTGCATTGATTGGTCTTGCCGTAATATTAGAAACTAGATTACAATTAGGTACAAAAATTATAGAAGGACTTACAAGTCCATTAGAAAAATTACAAGATATAATAAATGGAATACTTGATTCAGCAGGTGCAGCTCCACAGGTGTTAAATCCTTTGAGTGAAGCGTTAGAACTAATAGTCAGTCCCGTTGGCTTTTTATTAGATAAGGCAGGTGTATAATGGCTGAGTTTTCATTTACATTAGACCCTAGTAACAGTTCAGGAAGCGATGCACATTCTACTTCTGTAGTGTATGGATATAGTCTTAATAGTGAAAATGCAGATGCAGTTGTTGAAAATATTAAAGTGGGCAGCACTAGCTCAAGTGGCGGGTCAGGTCATAAACATGTAAGTATTATTTATGGTAATTTACCACAAAAATTCGATGTGTTTGGCGATACAGATGGTTCTATTTTTGACGATTCGATGGAAGTTACAAATATGAAATTAGTAATGACTCCAAGTACTGCAGATACAGATACAGAGTTTTATGAAATATATGCAATAAAAGGTGGAGAAACATTTAATTTTCCTAATAATGATTTAGGCTTGCCAGTATATGCAGGAGTTTGTCGTGATACTAGTAATCCTGGCGGTGGTTCTGGAGTTATAAGAAAATGGAGAGTAGATGCAAGTACTGAAGTAGATGAGCCAAGCGGTAATCCAAGTATTGATGATGATGATATAAAAGACGGAGGTCCAGTAGCATTTTTTAGGCCAGACGCTACTAGTGAAATTACTATTGATTTGAAACAATATGTAGATACTAAGTCACTTACATGGGGAGATAGATTCTTTTTACTTATAGAAAAAACAGTACAGGCTAATGAAGATAAATTTTTTGAAGTAGGTACTGGTAGAACTACAACTCCAGATTTAGATTTACAAATATTCTATGAGGACCCTGCGCCTACTGCGCCAGTTATTAATCTTACACCAGATACAGATTTAAAATCTGCAATAGTGACAATGACTACTAAACCAACAGAAAGAGATTTACAATCTTTTGATACTGTTTTTAAAGTAGGTGCACCAGACACAACTAATAATAAATTTGGTGTTGATTATAATACAGATTCTAATTTTAGAAAACAAAATTTTACTTTAGATTCTGCAGTTTTAAAACAATCAGATAGTCAAATTGCACCTAATTTTTTAGCAACTGAAGGTCAAGAGGTATCTCTTGTAGTATATGCTAACGACCAGAATCAACGTTCAATGAGTAACGTTGTAAATCATTCTCGTTTAAGTGTAAATGGCAGTTTATCGCCAACTAATCCTACAATAGGTCAAGAAGCTACTTTAACTATTTCTGGATTTTCTGATTCGGGTGATTCTTCTGCTGCAGATTTTGTTAAATATGGTGTAAATTGGGATGGCAATTCATCTCCTGAATCTAATGATTCTTTAGATGATTATAGTTTAGTTACGTTAGATGCGCCTGCTAATTCTATTACTGTTAAACATACTTACGATAAAGCACAAGCGTATAAGATAAATGTTTTTGTTGTAGATTCAAAAGGATTTAGAAGTGATTTTACAACAATAGCAACTCCTACTGTTCCAGCGTCGGACCCTGTTGCTAAATTAAATGTAAGTAGAGATTCTGCTATAAGGGCTAAATATGGTGATGATTTTTCAGTAGTTACATTATCATTAGCTCATAGTTTTGCAGTAGGTAGTGATAGAAAATTATTAAACTTTGGTTTCAAACATGATATTACAAATACTACAACGCCAATGTCTACTAACCCAATCGAAAATAATAATATACATTTTAACGAAGGAAGTAAACGTATTAGAGTTACTTGTAATCAAGACAACTGTGAAGGAACTGTTTTAAAAATTTTTGGTAGAATTTCTGTAGAAAGTGATGGTAGTGATGTTGAAGACAGTGCAGCAACTTTTGACCATTATGAAATGAAAGCAATTACAATCAGTCCACCTGCAAGCACTAACAATGCTACTTCATTTACTACTTCTACTGAATTTTTCAAGTCTGTTGATTTTGTTGTTATTGTTAATTTAGATGCTAACGATAATGATAATCCTGCTACTTATTACTCAATTGATGCAGGTGCGGCAACTCAGGTTGTTAATAATCAAATCAGAGGAGAATATAATCAATTTGGTTGGGGCGGTTATGCTGCTGCTTTAAGTACTGGTGATATTGAATTTCATGCTGCTAATAAAACTATAACAAGAACAAGTGGTAATTTTATTAGTGATGGCTTTGCAGTTGGTGATGTAATTTATTGTTTAGGTCCAGATGAAGCAAGTAACAATAGATATTTCACTATTGCTAGTTTAACTACTACAGTTATTACTACTGAGGAAACGCCTACTCATGACAGTGCTGATGCGGGTGTACAAATTTATAAATTTGGTAAACCTACAATTACTTTTACATCTGAAGACCAAGTTGCACCAACTATAACAGGTGTAGTAGAAGATGTGCATGCAAATCAAACTGCAGATGTAGTAGTTTTAGATACTTCAAGTGAGGTTACGCAAAAAGTAACTTTTGAAAGTGAGGCATTACATACTTTAGATTTAGATTCTTTAGCTAATAGTCAAAACATATCTATTCAAAACGCATCGTTAAAACGCTCTGGAGGTGTTCAAGGTACTATGCCTTTAGGTAATCGCCGTTATCCAGTCGGAACGACTAGAACTCGTTTAGGAATGCCTTTACTTTCAGTACAACTTCGCATACTTGACCAAACAGGTTATAGAGCTTTGTGGAGTTTAGTTGAAGGTGATAGATATAATTGGGTAACTATTGATTCTAAAAAGGTAGATTTACCTTCTAACGCATATAAACAATTAAGGTTAAGGCTTTTAGATGGTACAATAAATAAGTCTCCAAGTTTAGCTTCACAATATACTGCAAGTCTTCAATTTGTTGTAGTTGGGGAATTGGTTAGTTAATGCCTATACAAACAACTGTAATGCCTGATAATTTATACATGCGTATGAATGTAGATGGCAATGAGTTTCCATTTGCTTTATCTATAAATATTGAACAAAAAATTAATTCAGCTCGTAAACTTACATGTTCTTTTGCAGGTAAAGAAGCTTTAGCATTATGTAGACTTGGTGCAATAGTTGAATTTAACTTTCATAAAACAAATCCTAAATCATTTTTATCATCAACACCAGTCTATGAAGATGATAAATCTTTTATTGGTATTATAAAAAGCGTATCTCCAAAAGAAACTATATCTACTTTTACAGCAGTAGATTATGTTACTTTTTTAGCAGAATCAGAATTTAAATTTTACAAGCCTTCTGATTATGTTGGAGAAGATTTGTATTTTGCTGCTGCTGCTGAATGTGATTATAGAGGTATTGATGTTAGTAGATTAACTAGTGGTTCTGGTATTTTTATTACAGAAGACATGCCTTTATTTGGTTGGAAGACTAGAAAAGAGTTTATTGATGCGTGCTTTAACGAAATGAGAGTTCTAATTAATGATAATGAACATCCACCTAATACTATAAGACAATGGTATTACGCAATACAAAAAGATAAAACAATGGATTTTTTTTATCCAGATAATCAATCTACTGGTAGTACGGCTTATGTTGCTTTAGATATTTCTGAAAATAATAATAATATAACTAAAGGCGGATTTATATCTCAAATAGATACTACACAATTAATTAATGCAATTACTGTTGTTAGTAAAAGTGATGATACCATCTTTTCACAAATTACAAGTGAACCTAGTGTAGACCAATTTGGTGTTGTATCTAAATTTGTTTCTTATGATTCTACTAATAAAGATGAAATAGATAACATTGCAAATTTATTAATTAATAGATTTAATAAACCTACAGTATCTTATAGTATTATAACTACAGATTCAGACCATTTATTTTTAGGAAATCTTGTGCGTGTAAGAGTTCCAGCATTGAATAGAAATGAAATACTCCCTATTATTGGTTATAAAACTGTTTTAGGTAGAGAGTTAAGTACTTTCTTAACTATTGGTGAAAGAGAGTTAAGTTTAAGTGATACTATAGAATTACTCAAAGAACCTACAGATAGATAGACACACACACCTTTGTTTCCACTGCAACTATTTAGTAAAGTCTTTACAAATTTTTTATAATTTTTAGAGGGGTACGGCGGCTTATTAGCTATAATAGAAATATTATTACTTATATAATAAAAGTTCCAGTGGAAATGAAGGTGTCTGTCTCTCTAAAAATAACAATTCTATGGGTTAAACGTCAGACTAAAAGGTTAACCTTTATCTAAATAAGTAATAAAATCTTGGTTTTCTTTGATAGAAATAGTTTCTGTATGAATTTTAGTATTCTTTTTATTCATTACATAGCCACACCGAAAGCATTTCCAAGATTTATATCTGCTTTCGGCTGCTCTTGTTTTATAACACTTAGGACATTTTAGTATGTAATTAGTAATAAATCTCACCACATTCTACACAACATCCTTCAAATAGTTCTTTGGAACAAGCTGGACACCGTTCAGTATCATCATATCCATATTCAGTGATGCTCATGTTAATCCACTAGCTTACCACATATAAGACATTCCCAACCATTGTCCCCACATATCTGAGCTTCATGCTTACATTTCATGGTCAATCCTCTTACCAAGATGACTTATTTTAGGCTCTACAGCTTTAGAATGACCTACTATGTAAATCATACTATCATTATATCCATATCCTTTAACGCCATGATATTGTCTAGGTCGTTCCCATATACCTAATCTTTTGTGATGATTAGGATGATATTCTTCTTTCATTTGTTTGAGCCATCGTTTAGCAACTGTAAGTGAATTAACACTTACTATCTTAGTTGCCATGTTGTACACCCTTCTCTGCATCAGCCATAGCCTCTAGTAACATTATCTTAGATTTATTTCTAATACGTTTCCAGTCCTCACTGAATGTTTTTTCATCCATTGTGATTTCTAATTCTATATCAGCTCTAACTGATTCGTACTGCCTGGCAGTAGGTCTCGTTGCTCCTAATTTTATTTTTAGTGTTTCAATGTGCATATTTACCACTAAAAGGACATATATCCTTATCTATATAACAATATCTATGGGTTAAACATCACTCAAAAATCTCAGCCTGACCGATATCTACAAGGCTACGCACAAATTTTTCTTCATCATCAGTGTTAATTTGACTTGCATCTATATCTTTATGTGCGTAAGCCGTATTGTAGAACCATTTAACATCATCCATATATTTTTTATTATCAAGACGCTCACAAAAAGGTTCTGAGACTTGCCGTATTTCTAATAATTGTGCGTAATCCTTAGCTTTTTGTGGCGGGTCTCCATATAATGACACTTTAATCATAGTTCGAGTGAGGGTGGCATTAGGTGATAAATATGTCAGTAAAGAATATTTGTTCCACCCTCAACTCTATAATAAGTAATTAGATATAAACGTGTGCCTTATTCGTTTATTATCTTATCTTCTCTATCTAACCATTGTTTTATTTTCATCATAGTTTCAATACGATATTTGTAGCGTTCACCATCGCTTATCTTCTCTCTATGATATAAGAGGGCGTCATTTAGTGCGAATAAATGCTCTTTAAGGCCCTCTGTATCCAATTCCCATAGTTCGTATAGGAACTTTCTTTCTACTAGGCTATTCTCTTTCTTCTTTCGAGGCATTGAATCTCCTTTTGTTGTCATACATAGTATCTTTAGCACTTAGATAATCTAAACCAAACTTTATGGTTAACCACGCACGGCGCAATTCTTCATAGTTATCTAAATTGTCTGCTAATGACATTATGTCTTCTGCTATTATTTCTGCTCTCATATCTTTTTCTTCTTTCATTCTTTCTCCTTTCTTACTAATGTTTCTTCGTGTATTACATAAATCTCAGCGTTGTCGTAACATAACGCACACAACCCCATTGATTTATTTACTACATATACTACACCTAACTTAGTTAGGTTGTCTCCACAATTATCACAACTATCTGTGTAATAGTCTTTCCATTTCTGTATCATTTCTTACCTCTCCTTCTTTTGTTCTCTTGTACAGTACAAGGTCTTTTTCTATTTAGATGTTTTCTATATCTTTGTTTGTCATGTGTAGTATAACCACATTTCTTACAAGTATAACTTACATTACCTTTAGCAGGAATACCTAATAGTTTCCTAGCTTTCAATATAATGTCATTAGAGCAACTAAATTTATCTGTAAGTGCCTTTGTAGGGAACTTAATAGAGTCATCAGTAAACGCGTCTTTAACAGCCTTTAAAACACTCATTTTGTGTAATGTATTAAACTCCACTAACTTCTTTGTTATTGCGTTTTTCTTTCTAGTAAATGCTGACTTATTGTCTTGTGAAAAGACTTCAAAATCAAGATTACGACAAGGTGTGAATTTATCATAACTATTTCCCTCTAGTAAAAAATCACCATCAGAATTTTGTCTTATCATTAACTTAGCACTACCATCTTTATTTGGCTTTAACTCAGTAGCATGATAATGAATATACTTTTGTGGTATTACATAATACACATCAATATCATTCTTCTTATCTAAACCAACAAGCACTGCATAATCAAAAGCATCTTTTCTAGTTTGCCAATGTTTAAAGTTCCAATAGTAATGGGGTGTATTCCTATTCTTACGATTGTATAACTTTGAAGTCTTAACTTCTATACGATGTCCACGTTTCCATGCGAATAAATCATATGTTCGGTCAATAGGTATTGAATCAATCTTATGTTGGGCCAATTTGAATTTGACCCAACTTTCACCTATATCGCCAATACTCCAATGATTATCGCCCGTGAGCTTTTCAGTCTTAGTACTATAAGGCATTTTCAATCACCTCTATATTTTCTTCATAGCCTAATTGTATGAAATCTATTTCACTCATTGTTTAACCTCCACTAACATATCATAGTCAGAGTCAACCAACCAATGATTAATACCTAATTTTCTTAATAGCTTACGGGTACATAATTCTTCATACCTACTATCAAAAGAAATACGAATAAATTCACTCATCGTCTCACCTCCTTAGATTTTTTAGACCATGAACGCCAGTCACCATATACAGCTTCCCATTCTACATCTATATCATCAAGATATGCAACATCATCTTCAGCTTGTGCGTAATCTGCCTTTTCTTCTGGCATTGAAAAGTCAATACTAGGTACTAAGTACGGTTTACGCACAATTTTAGGAGTGCAACTTGCACTAGAAAAGTCACGCCATGATAATTGTGCGTGATTAGTCTTCTCTTCCCTGAAGTAAGTACGATTTACAAACATTCCTTTGGGTGTAAAGCGATACAAGTGTCCTTTCTTGGCAGTAAATACTTTCTTGAACTGTAGATTAGTAGACATCAGTAGTTTATCTGTTGATGCATACATGTAATCACCATTGAATAGTTCACCAATAACTAAAGGAGACTTACCATTAGTCCATAGATACATATTCTTACCCTTACCCCATGATAAAGACATAGAACCACTTACATACTTAGAAACAGCATTGATACCGCCTTTCTTAAGAGCAATAAGTATAGCTTCTGTATCTACTTCCCTCTTGGCATCTATATTATAACGTTCTAGTACATCTTTCTTATTATATACTACACCATTATGACATAGAGCTAGTCCTTTAGCCATCAACGGGTGGTTATTCCTGTTTAGTTCTGGCTTACCATGAGTAGCAGCTCTAGTATGTAACATAATCCACCTTGGAGTTCTATTCATACCGAAAGCTAGGTTAGTACCTAATGTACTCATTTCATAAGACGGTCTGTCTCTTTTAACAGTTCTAGTACCTGTTGGGCTTTCATAAGCGATGCCTGACGCATCGAGTCCTCGTTCTTGTAGATTATTCCACAATGAACGTACTACTGGCTTCATCCTACTGGATGTATTTTTATTGTCACTACTTCTGTAGTAACCTCCGATTCCACACATATTTATCACCTCTTTGTTTTTTTATCAACAATCTGTGTCAACTGTTGATATTAGGACATATGTCCCGTTGTATATATAGTCATTGTACGGATTACGCACTATTCTAACTATACTTAAGCTAATAATCGTAAATTCTATGGGTTAAACAAAACCCAAACATGAGCAGTTTTGTATGATGCTCAGCATATTAGAGGTACGAAATTGTAAATTCACTATACTTAGTGCTTAATCCGTACTTAAACAATCCATGCAACTATAATATCCGTTTATAATTTCATATTCGAATATTGTTTTATTGCATGAATCACATTCGACACACTGACAATCTACGCAGCGATAACCTTCTATGCCTTCTTCAGTGTCCGCAGGTATTCTATTAACAAATAAACGGCTTCCAAAGTGCGTAGAACGGCCGCAGTCTATACAATCATTAGCGCTCATTTAATCACCTTTCCCGATACATTGATTAGCACAACCATTTATAGGTAAAATGCGCTTATGGTCTATCTTTATGCCGCAATAAGGGCAGTGCTTCCACCAGTGCCACATTTTAACGCTCATTAAATCCCCTCCACATGACACTTACTAATTCATTAAAAGAATGATAGTTTGCATCCTCTAAAGCGCTTTGAAAGACTGTTATAATATCATCACCTGACCATTTACATTGATGGCTTATATCACGGCCTAACTTCTCTAACTCTTGTTTAGTTAAATATTCTTGTTTTGCTATTGTTGTTTTAATGTTTCTTGACATTTTATCACCATAACTAAAATATTGGGGTCATATATATACTCGTGGTACGAATTACACCCCATAAATACCCTAAACAGTCATTTTCTATGGGTTAAACAAATTCGACCCTAGGGCATTTTGTGCTTAAATTGCTGAGATTTAGCCTGTCGGCTAGTCGTCGACTAGGGCCAGTCTAGCCCTAGCGACGCTCTACGCACCAAACCAGTTCTAGCTCAGCACAATTCGTGCATAATCAGCATGTGGTTAATCCTGTACCAGTCCACACGCTCCCAGTCTCCCCATAGGCGAGAAGTACCAGTTCTTTCTCCGTTCCAGTTTGTTACTATTTCTCTTACGGCCTCATCAGTAGTTTCACCGCCCATTCTTTCAGCTCTAGTTCTTGCCATTCTGAGAGTATCGTAAAGATAAACATCATTCTCAGCCATCAAGATAATTTCATTAGTCAAACTTTCGCCGCTCCTATACTGGCTTTGGTTATCCATCCCTAGGTCTCGCCTCATGGCCTCGATGTCTACACCTGCATTTTCAAGATTGGCACGGAACCTGTCGCTAGGATTATTGGAGCTCCTTGCTATAGCTGGGTTAGCTGTATTGCTTTCGGCTCCAGCAATGGCGCTAAAATTGAACGTATTGGCTCGTTTTTTCATCCATGCACGTAGTCTATTTTGACCGAGGCCTAGGAAGTCAGCCAATCCGTCCACAGTTATCGGGTAATCTCGAGGATTAATATCTTTAGTTTCTCTACTCCATGAACGTGCAACTATTCGCTGCATTAGCTTAGCCCAGTTTTTGACTGTTACCCAGTGCATAGTTCCACCGTGTTGGCGGAATTCCACAGTGCCGTGCCTTGTCAAATTTGAGGTTAGGTTGACTACTCCACGGTTACCGTCGAAAGGAGCTGAAAAGCTCCTATCATTCATATAATCTTCTTTCCTAATTCGGCCGCCAATTGTAGTGTCTAGATATTCATCATTTACAGGAGGACAGTACGTTAAAGCGTGACTAGATGCACTAGGTCCGCTAACTCTACGGGAACGGCTTACAAGGGCATCAAAAACAGGTTGAAAGTAACCGTAATTTTCATGAAGTCTTAAGTCAAATTCTTTTAGGTTTCTTGACTTTAAAAATGAGTGGCGGCCCCTTGATTCATTGAACTGCTCACCGATGTCATAATGACGCTTGAAATGGTACTTATGAGATAATCCGATGTGAACATGATAACCGCACTCAGTGCTTCTCTTCATTCTGTCCAAATCTGTGAAGATTCGAACACAATTTACGGCTGCACGGATTTCTTCCCATGGTGCAAATTTAGCACTAACAAGTTCAATACCGTGGTACTCTAGAGAGCCATCGTAAACAAGGCGCCAATATGGCGTATATCTTGCCTTCTTTGACTCAACATAACCTAGCACTCTAGGGTAAACTTTGTCTTCTCCGAGAACCTCGGCTAAGGCTCCCAAAATCTCGCCGTGTGTACGACTTTCTAGCGGGTAAAATTCCAGCTCAATTCCGAGGTCGGTAGGCTGGGGCTGTTGCTGTTCTGGCATATTTATCACTGGTACAGCAGTGGCGTAGGGTAGTTAAAGGCGCCCTATCCCAATTTGTGCTTAAATCCCTAAAAGGTAATATGTCCCTAGAGCATTTTGTAATTCCGCTTGAGGTTGAAAAAACTTACAAAATTAGCATAAATTTAAACAAATATTACTATAGCAAAAATAGCCAATAATGTGTAATCCGTACCGTTAGAAAACAAAAGTACGCAATACGCACTAAATCACAAAAATAGTGCGTAGTCCGTACCAATTCAAATAATGCGTAAAACGTACACAAAGCGCACCAATAGACACGGCATTCTCTCGGGTAATAGTCGGCGGCTCGTGCTTAATTCTAGACTGGGCCTACCATGTCAATGGGGCACCCCTCCTCTACGAGGGGAGGTAATCTACAAATTTTCTAAGGTTTCTATTGAGGAGGGTCATATGTTTTTTTTTGGAAGTTTTAAACGGCAGGGTTATATGTCCCTACCTGGTGGTGGTGTATGGTTTACACTAAGAAGAAGGGATGGCCTAAGCAGTATGTGCTGAATTGTGGGCGGGACCCTATGAGGAAGGAGGTTTTTGCAGAGATGCAGCGTTTGGCGAAAGAGGATGAGATGAGTTTGCAGGAGGAGATATGGGAAGCATTGCTGATACATACAAGAAGAAGGAAGTTATGAGCCATAGGTTGTGGTTGGCTTGTTTGAAGCTTGATATGTTGGAGTGGATAGACTTAAATAGAGAAGGGACATATGACCTAATATGAGTGAAGCGACGGGTAACAAGACATGGCACAAAGGCCATGTTTGGACAGAGAAGCATTTGAAGGCAAGTTTACGTTTAGTAGACGTTAGGAACTATGCTAAGAAGAAGATGGCAGGATTGAAGGATGACATACACGACAAGGATTGGGGGCCGATGGGTGATGCGAGTTTGAAGGACTATTTGACGGGTTATCATGCAGCGTTGGATGATTTAGAAAAGTGGGTTATGGTGCAGGTGGATGACTGAAGCGTTAGATTTGTGGATAGTGCAGTTAGACAATCTTCTTGGGCATGTGCAGAAGTTTGTGGATGACAATCCTATGAAGTATGATGGTAAGGAGTTGAAGGCATACACGACGGGTTTGGGTATGATGGCAGTATTGATGAAGAAGATGATAGAGGACATGTTGAAGGAGAAAGAGGATGTGGAGGTGTAGGGCATGTGGTATGGTAATGTCTACAGCCGAGGTGGAGAAGTATGGTGGATTTTGCACGGAGTGTTGCAATGAGTAGTTTAGTTACGTTATTTTTGGTAGTAGTGGCATTTGTCGCAGGGTTTTGGTTAGGTGTCAATACGTATAGGGAGCAGTTGAAGAAGCAGTTATGAGAAAGAGGCATGCAGCGAGTCAGTTGTTTAAGATGACTTTGTGTGGTCATGAGACGACGTTTCAAGAGTTTCAGAAGATGAAGGAGTTAAGTCTAAAACATGTTAATTGTAAACGATGTTTACAGGCGTTACAGTTAAGGGAGTTGATAGAAGATGGCGAAATATAAGCTAAAGCACAAGGAAGAGGGGTTGAAATTATATCTTGAGGGTAACAGTTTCAATGATGTAGCGACGATAATGCAGGAGCGTCACAAGTTTGTGCCTCCTTTGGATAAGAACGTAGTAAGGCGTTGGAGTGATGCTATGGGTTGGCAGGAGTTGATGAGTGATGTTAAGCAAGAGGTACGAGAGGCGGTTAAGGAACAGGCGATAACTAAGCACGTGAATCGTTTAGAGGAGGTAGAGGAAGTACGTCATGCTTTTTTAGATAGGATGCGAGAAAAGCAAGGGGCAGACATTCGAGGTCATGAGTTTGCAAAGTTGACAGAGATGGCGGAGCGTATGTCCTTGCGTGAGAATGAAAAGCAGGAATTGGTAGAGCATATCAATGATTGTATAAGTCAGGCTTTGGAAGAGGTCAAGATGGATGAGAACGTAAAACAGCAGTTCCTTTTACGTTACATAGAAAAACTTAGGAACGCAAGTAATTACATATGAAAGAGTGGTTTAAGAATATTGAGAGTATGAAGAAGCTAGTAATTAAACATCTTAAGAATTACATGCATGCTAGAGATAGCGACATGGAGTTGTATTACATGATATTGAGAGATTATTATCGTGCAATACCTAAAGGTAAGAAGCGAAGCATGCAAGAGGAGCAGTTTTTGTCGGACTTGTATTTGTTGTTAAAGGTTGCACCTGATAAGAGTAGCATTAGTAGGGTACGCAGAAAGATACAGAATGATGATGGTATGTTTCAAAGTACAGAAGATGTAAAAATAATGCGTAAAGTGTTAGAGGAGCAGTTTAGAGACTGGGCATTGTCATGAAGTGGCGTTTTGAATGCTATCAGTGTGGCGAGAGGTGGGAAGAGGAGCATAGGTTGTTAGATGCGGAGCATTTTATTTACAGCAAGAAAAAGGAAGGTAGGCCAATGAAGGATTGTTACAGGTGCAAGATGGATATGGTTTACACGCCTATTATGGGAGACTTGGTGGGTAATCGTGGCTAGTAAAGAGTTGTTATATGGTCCAGATTATAAGCCATATTTTAGAGAAAGTCATATTGTGAAATGTGATGATTGCGATAATGATATTGTTTATCATGTGTTTGCTACAGGGGTTATGTCTGGCATAGATGCTGAATTGATTAAAGCACAAGGGGTGCAGTGTTCGTATTGTTATGGTGATAATCGTGGCTAGAAATTACATGCGAGAGCGAGACCAGATAATACACAAGTACAAAGGTGAGACGCAGTGGACATTGTGTGGGCGTTATTCTGATACTTTGGAGGGTTTGATGAAGGTTATAGCGTCAGATAAGGCTCATGAGGTAAATTGTAAGCGTTGTGTGCGCATTATGGAGTCGTCTTATGAATAGATACGCAGTTCAGGAGAAGCGTAACAAGGTTTCTAGGTTGTTGAGGACTAGTAATCGCAATAGGAATGCAATGCGTTGGAGTAAAAACGAGACTGAGGAGCATATTAACATGAAATTTGCGATTTGCAAGCAGTTAAAGGAGTGGGGACACGAGTTTTACACGGAAGCTGTGTTTGAACCAAGTGGTTTGAGGGCTGATGTGATAGATGCTGACGCTGGTATTGTGTATGAGGTTGTAAATACGGAAGGAAGCGACTCTATTATGAAGAAACAGCACATGTATCCGTTAGAAATACGTGTTGTCAATGCTAATCAGAAGTTTTCTAAGGAGTTATTGCTATGAATTACAACTTTGGCGAGGATTTAAAGGATGGAAAGAAGGGTGAACAGGTGATTAGGTTTTTTGTCGAATCGACATTAGGACAAAGATACATTAAGGACAACGATACTAGCGCATATGACCTACTTTTTGAGGATGAGAACATAGATTTGATTACTTACGAGGTTAAGACAGACCTTTGGGAGAAGGATTGGGACCGAGGAGGGTCAGGAAACATGGCAATAGAGTACAAATGCCGTGGTAAATCTAGTGGAATTGCAGTTACGAAGGCAAAATATTTTGTTTACTACTTAGTGAACGTGTCAGACAAGCAGATTTGGTTGATTGAGACAGAAAAGTTACAAGAATTATTGTTACGGGAGAAGTTTCCTAGTAAAACGGTAGGAGAAACGCATTATGACAGTGATGATAAGGTTGCAAAGTGTTATATGATACCTAGATTTGAGTACAAAGACGAGTTTGACATCTATTCTTTTGATGGTGAGCGTTGGCTGAGGGAATTAGCCTAATGATTCGCATAATTAAGGATGGCAAAGTTATAAAAGAGACACAAGATATGCAAACTTTAGTTCAGTTCATAGATTACTATGATTCTGAACCAAAAAGAGTGGAATTTAGCCTAAATCATGACGAAATCGAAGAAAGGAATCGACGACAAACTGCTGAACTTAGCGATTAGCGGTGCATTAGACACATTAAAGAGTACTCCACTTACTTTAGAGTCGTTTATTGACGATGTATTGCGTCATTACATGGAGCATGAGCCAGGAGAATATGTCCCATTAGGTCAGATGCATGCAGAGTGGGCCGATGCTTTTGAAGATGGCACGCATACTGCGATAATCTGCGCACGTGGTCACTTGAAAACGTCATGGGGCTTGTCAGCGCTTGCGTATCAGATGGCAATGCAGCCAAATTATCGTGCCCTATATCTTTCTGCGACCTTAGAGCAGGCTTGGGACAAGTTAGAGCAGTTTGAGGAAATATGCAGGCGGTCTTGGCGGCTTAATTCGTTTATGAAAGCTCAGGATGAGGACAGTAAAGTTACATGGAGAAAGGGCGCTAAGTATTTTAACAATGGAAGTAGGGTTCACGGTGCAAGTATTGGCAAGGCACTGGAAGGTCCGCACGTTCACATGATAATTCTTGACGATATTTTGCAAGAGTTTCCTAATATTACAGATGACAAAGTAATTCATTACATTAAGAGAGTTGTAATGCCGATGAGATTGCCTAATGCTAAGATGTTGTTAGTCGGAACTCAGAAGAGAGTTGGCGATGCTACAGATTGGGTAATGCAGAATAAAGAATGGAAAAGTATTCGACATCCAGCATTGATAGAAGATGGCACTCCACGTTGGCCTGAGTATTGGGACCAAGATAGGTTAGACAAGGAGCGAGAGACTATGGGAAGTAGGGCTTTTGAGTCTGAGTATATGTTAAATCCATTGGACCCAGAGAGTGCAGTTATACCTTACGAAGTTTTGAAACCTTGTCTGAAAGAGGGTATGAGTATGGGCTTGCCTGAGTCTGGTGATGATTGGTTTGTGACTATGGGTGTTGACTTGGCTGTAGGTATGGACAGTCAGAATGACGAGTCTGCGTATGTAGTTATGGCTTACAATCGAGTTACACAGGAGCGAAAAGTATTGTATTGTTGGTCTGGTAAGATAAGGGCTAAAGGTGCAGGATGGTTAGAGGCGCAGGTAGTGACGATGAAGAGTTTGGCAGACAAGTACAAGCCTGACAAGATTATGGTCGAGTCTAACGGTTATCAAAGATTAGTTGTTCATACGGCAAGGGAGTTAGACGGTATGCCAGTCGAGGGACACAACACAGGAAGAGAAAAACATAAGCATGATGTGGGAGTTCCTAGAATAGCTTTAGCTATGGAGCAGGGCAAGTATTTCATACCGTGGAACAAGGAAGCAAGAGAGAGTTCCAAACCAGGTATGAGAAAATTAGTAGATGGTTTGAGTAGATTGGTTTATGGCAAACATGGAAGGTTAGAAGGACATACGCCCGATGCTGTTATGGCGCTATGGATGTGTGAGTTATGTGTA